AATAGACAAATATTCTTTTGCACTATTTGTAATTTTTACAGGGATTTTCATCAAACTATTTAGGTAATTTTTCCCACCCAAAGTCAGCACATAGATATTTTATGTCATCTACTAATATTTGGTCACCAACACTGGTTGATCGACAACCATCACCATCAAACATGGCAGCAACTTCTTTATTATTCCACCATGCATCGTGAATGGAATTTGTCAACATGAATGCCCTTTCACACTTTTCTAAGTCTGTTAGATTTTTATCAACTGAGACTGTTGCAACAGTTTTATTAGTATCACCAAATGCTTTGTGTATTACTGTAACTGTGTCTTTTAATACCATAGTTTCATAGTTTTTCATTAATGCATCATTCATGGCACCACCTCTGACGTAAATTCTGTAGAGGAAAAAAGCTCTGTCTCAGCCTCAGATTGCTCCATATAATGAGTATATCTATCAAATGGTTGTACAAACCCATCCTCTTTACACACTGCACCAACATACCACCCAGCAGCAGATGCCATGACGATTGGTTCAGAAACTACCATCTCTGTTCCAAAAACATCTTGTTTGTTGAATTTAATGTCTTGAATATCTTTTAGAATTTGCATAATCTAGCCTTTCTCTCAATTACTACTAACAGTACCATGCTATAGTAGTAATGTCAAGGGCTATCTGCGTTTTTTTGCTATTTCTTTTGCAATCCACTGCAGTCCAAGAGTATTTCTAACTTTAGACTTAGCTAGATGCATAACCTGTTTATACACTTTACTAAACACATCTTCATCAGCATCATTGTTATCTACAACAATAAAATTACGTCTAAAAAATTGACTGAATTTACCAATGTTAGATTGTACTTCTTTCCAAGATTTAACTACAATAGGTTCTTGAACACTACGAGCTCTTTTTGCGTTTCTTTCAAGAGCAGTATCTAAAGAAGTGTTAACAAATATCATATGTGTGTCATATCCTAGTTGTTGTAGCTCTCTAGCCTGATAAGCAATTTTTTCATAGTTTTTTCCTGTACCATCAATAATAAGTCCAAGTCTACCTTCAACATAGTTTTTCTGTTGAGACTTAGTTATAGCTTTTGCTTTAGCACGAACAACATCTCTTGGTGCTTCTTCTTCTGGAGGCATCTTTAGGGAAAGGCCAGCATCTTTCAGAAGCTTCTCAAAAGCATTATCTGAATTAACAACTTTCATACCTAGTCCACCAGTGGTACGCCTGACAACGTATGATTTACCGCTGCCAGGGCCTCCAGCTAGAAAGAATGCTTTAAGTATATTGGGATCGTAGACCCCTTCCTGTAGTTCGCTGAATGTTTTCATGTTTGATACTCTCTATAGTTTTCAGTAAGTATTTATCATTTATTATCATTGGTTCAATTCTCCTATCTCTGTTTGTAAAGTTTAGTTTTTTCAATTTTTGTGAGATTTTAGCTTTTGACATTTTGTTAATAATCCTTATATAAGATTTGTTGACATAATATAAATTATATAACTACAGAGTGACTCCTTTCTCATAACTGATAGACTCTAGATTTACCACTTTTTTTAGGTTCTGCACCTGAAGCTTTCTTTTGAAGTTCAATTGGTGATGCATCTTTTGTGGCTTGTAAATGTATTCTGTGAGTCTTTGTTGGGGGTGAAAATGTGTGTCTGACTTTACTAACTAAGTATAAGCCAGATTGGTGTTTTGAAACACCACCTGTATTTTCATGGTCTGCACCATGTATGGGTACGGATATTTTAATGACTTGACCTATCGTAATTGATGCGTTTCCATTAACAGACATATTTATAATTGCACCGCTGTTTAACTCATGTACCCTTTGTTGTCTTTGTAAAAGCCATTTATCTGCTCTATTAGACATATAATCTTTATTTTCTTCTTTTGTTTGTTCTTCTTCTTTGGCAACTGCTGCTAAAGCTAAGCCCCTATCAACACCTTGTTCAATCAATTCGTCAGCTGTAGGAGGTGGAACTTCCATATATTGTGAATCTTTATCATTTTCTGTAATACTCGTTGGGTGTAAATGTATTCTTGAATCAGTAAAGCTACCAACATCATTTACATCATCTATCAATACTTGATTGTATTTTGTATGTGGTTCAATTCTTTGGTATTCATCATGGTTTTCAAAATAATTAAACGTAGATTTTGTGTATTTTTTGTTGTATATATCATGCATTATTAAAGTAGAACCTAACATTCCACCTCTTATGTCATATAATGAATTATTTTTATTTGGTACTTGATATGCTAAAACTCTTTTAAAAGCTTGAGCAATTTTACCTGCATCAGATGATGACGAATATTTTTCATCAAATCCTTTATCTCCGCAATGAAATTCTCCTTGTACACCATCTTCATATAAACTTTGTAAACTTCTAAAGTGATATCCAAATATATTTTCAAAAAATAAATAGTGCGGAGAATTATTTTTTGCACTTATAGATTCTCTTGTAAGATTTCTTATGAAATGAAAAGGATGATAATTTGGAGATATTATCTTTCTAATTCCTTGAGTTGGTTCTACAAATATATCCTTTTTTGTGTTGACATATTTTTCATTTTCTAGAACAGATTGAACAATTTTGTCTATTGTTTCTTCATACGATTTTGAAATTCTTGTTCTATGATTTCTCAAAAGTTCTGGTGTACATATTCTAAGCTCAATCATTTCAGAACTAGTTGTAGTTTCTTGACGAACACCAATTTCGTGTAAACAAAAAACATTTTCTGAAAAATCTATTTTTTGTTCTGCCATGCCTGGGGTTGTAATTTTTAAAGCAATAAATTCTTGACCTACAATAGGCATATTGTCTACTAAATTATTAGTATCCCCTATAATAATACTACCATTTAAAGAATGTGCAAAAATATCTTCAAATATATTAATCTCAACAATAAGAGAAGATATATCTACTGTGACGCCAGCAGAAGAAATTAATTCACATTTGTCTAAACTAAATTCTCCAGCATATTGTAATCCTGCCATTATACACTCGTTTCATTCATCAAATTTTCATATTCGTCTACAAACAATTTTACATACTGTGGATCAAGTAAACGAATTTCTCTAATTTTATCTTGACGCCTTTGTTCATATTCATAATTAGTTACTGTTAACGCACTTGGATAATTTATTATATCTGTAACTTCTATTGTTTTTTTTGTACTACCAGAAGTTTGTTCAATTTCATAATGATGAATACCGCTAGAATCAGGATTTCCATCTGAATCAACATATTTTTGATTTATATACGAATTGAATTGAGCACCTGTTAATGGCCAATCATGGTAACGGTCTATAATATCATTTATTAACATTACTATCCAATGAAGTTCAGTATCCCCATACAATTTGTGAGCTATTATTTCTGGAGTTTCACCTTCTCTGACCTTATAAGTATCAAATAGAAGTGAATTTACTTTGACTTTAGCTCTAACACCAACTCTCCGTAAAAGATTTGTGACAATTTTTGGGTTTCCTGTACCAGCAGAATCATAATATATTTTAGGTATAGCATTAAAATACATAATTAGAATCCATCCTCAGCTTTTTCTCTTGTTATAAGGTCTATTTCTTTAAATGTCAATGATATTGTAGTTTCTATTGGTGGTGCACCATCCCCATTAATTCCTGAGTAAGTTTTATACCTATCTCCACCATATGTAACATTCATACTTTGTAAAAAACAAGTAGCTATTTTATGTAAAAAATTATTTTCAGCACCATTCCAAATATATTCTATGTCAAAAGTATTTGGAATGGTGAGTGACCTACCTGCAGTATCATCACCAAGATATTCTGGTAGCATATTAATTTTAAATGCTTTAATAATGTCTCTTATTTCTTTTGCTTCTTCTTCACTTTTTGGTATCATTTTAAAATCGTATTGAAAAGACCTTTTGTCAATTCCTTTGAACGCAAGTTCCATACGATTAGATGTTATATATCCTTTTCTCATTTCAGAGGCTTCTTTCAGTCCACCAAAGCCAGGCAAAGCTCCTGCGGTAATCAATAATAAATTGTTTATATTTTTAGCTACTTCTGGTAAAACTCCTGCTAATGCATTAACAGCTCCACCAACATTACTTTCTACCATTGAGTCATATGCATCTAATGCTGCATTTGTAACAGCACCCATTTCTGTATCAGTATACTGCGCACTATATGATGTTGAAACTTGGGCAGGCATATACATAACAACAGCTGTGTGTAATCTTTTTGTTGGGGGTCTTTGTATTCCAACCTTAAATAGTTCGGTTTTATGAGATTGGTATAGTGATCCTGCTCCGCGGTCTGTAAATCTTTTTTCAGTCATTCCTAAAAACGAACTATTTAAATGATCCAAGTTTTTAAATACTGAACTTTGAGGTACAACTTTGTTAGTTCCTCTTTTACCAAATCTAATTTTAGCATTTTGTTGTTCATTTATATAAAAAATCATATAATGACCTTGATTACCNAGGCCAGGATCAGCCATCACATCTAAAGGAAAAGTAAAGTATTTCAAATTTCCTTTAGGTGCTAGAGGAATTGTATCAGAAGTATTTCCGCCGCGACCAGATATATTAAAGCCAGGAATATTTCCTGATACCTTTCTAAGTCCTGTGTTGATGAGTTGTGTTGCTACACCTTCTAAAAAGTTGTTAAATGCCATTTATAAATAATCCTGTATAACAGTTTAAACTATTTATAAGACAAGAGTATGGCATATAGCGGAAAATATAAACCACTAAATCCCAAGAAATATGTGGGAAATACTTCTCAAGTAATTTATCGTTCTCTTTGGGAACGCAAACTTATGGTTTATTGTGATAACAATGACAAGGTTTTAGAGTGGGGTAGCGAAGAAGTTATTATTCCATATCTTTCACCTTGGGATAATAAGGTTCATCGTTACTTTCCAGATTTCTATATGAAAGTTAAACAAGCAAATGGTAGAACTAAAAAGTTTATTATTGAGGTAAAACCAAAGTATCAATGCAAATCTCCACCAGCAAACCCAAAAAGAAAAACAAAAGATGGTTTAATGAAGTAAAAACATACACCATAAATCAAGCCAAATGGAAGTATGCAAATGAATTTTGTCTAGATCACGGTATGGAATTTAAAGTTTTAACTGAAGACCACTTGAATCCAAAGTATAAATAGTATTATGGCACAAAGTAAATTTATACAAAGCGTAGTAAAAGCAGCTGGTGGTAGACCAAAATCTACTCAGTGGTATCGCGAAAAAATCAAAGAATTTGGGCAGCCAGGTGCGATGGATTTAATTCGTGATGGTAAACAAGCTCGAACACCACATTATGGTAGAATAAATATGTTTTTCTATGACCCTAAAGGTAGAAAAACATTACCTTACTATGATACATTTCCTCTAGTATTACCGATAGAAAGATATCCAGATGGATTTCTAGGTATTAACTTTCACTATTTACCAATACCTTTGAGATTAAAATTGTTAGATCGCATAGTAGATTTTAGTAACAATACCAAGTTTGATGAAAGTACAGTAATTGATGCAGACTATTCAAAACTTAAAAACATAAGAGAAATTAAACCAACACTTAAAAGATATTTGGCAGGAAGAGTTAAGACAAGATTTCGTAGAGTTGATGCAGATGAGTTTACAGTTGCTGCTCTTCTACCCATTGCAAGATGGAAAAATGGTTCTCAAGCAGAGGTTTACAAAGATAGTAGGAAGATGATATAATGGCATTTCAATTAGCATCAATCTTAGAAACAACAGCATTTCAATTTTTAAATGAGGCTTTAGGTGAATTTAATTCAAAAGATGGTTTTGCAAAAACTAATCGCTGGGAAATAATTATTTCTCCACCTACAGGTTATCGTGGTAACAATCAAAGTTCTAACATTTTTGCTCCAATTATGGGTGCAAATACTGGTGAGGGTGTTGTTCAAAAGGCTTCTGTTATGTGTGAGGCTTTCTCTTTTCCTGGCCGCAATTTAATTAGTTCACCTGACTCAAATGTATATGGGCCTGAAAGGGAGCTAGTTAATGGTTATTCTTTTGGAGATATTTCTTCTACGTTTAGACTTTCTTCAGATCAAAAAGAAAAACAATTTTTTGATACATGGCAAAGACTTGCATATAACCCTCAAGATTTTTCCATAGGATATTACTATGATTATATTGGTGAGATAAGACTTTACCAATTAGACGAACAGGATCGCAGACGATATGGTATAAAACTATTAGAATGTTTTCCAAAGACAGTAGACCAGATGGCAGTAACTCAAGGAGCAGGTGATTTGCAAAGAGTTAATGTTACATGGGCTTACAGATATTGGTTATCTCTTGCAGATGAGGCCAATATGCCAAAACCGCTAGAAGACAGGTTAGCTGAAATTGCAATCAACACAATAAGTAAAAATATATTTAATAATATACCAAGTGTTGTTAGAAAATTATTTTAAAGGATGAAAAATTATGGCACTACCCAAACTAAACACTTCACAATATACGTTGGAGCTCCCCTCAACTGGTGAGAAAGTTAAATTTAGACCATTTTTGGTTAAAGAACAAAAACTATTAATGATGGCTCAAGAGAGTGAAAAAGAAGACGATATTTCTGAAGCTGTTATGAACATAATTGATTCTTGTACTGTTGGTTTAAATGCACGTAAATTACCTATATTTGATATTGAATATGTGTTTTTACAACTTAGAACTAAATCTGTAGGTGAAACTGCAACTATAAAAGTTAAATGCCCAGATGATGATAAAACATTTGTTGATGTTACTTTAAAACTAGATGAAATTTCTGTTCATATGACAGAAAATCATACTAATGTAGTACAACTTACAGACAATATTAAAATGTTAATGAAATATCCACTAATGGGTGACATGAAAGGTGTAGATTTTTCAGATGGTATCACTGGAACATTTGGACTAATTTCAAAATGTGTATATGAAATTCACGACAAAGATGCTATTTACAATAGAGTAGATATGTCTGATAAAGAATTAGATGATTTTATTGACACTATGGATACCAAACAATTTGAAAATATTATGGAGTTTTTTAACACTATGCCAAAGCTTCGTCACGCAATTGCTGTGACAAATCCAAAGACAAAGAAAAAGGGTGAGGTTATGCTGGAGGGCCTCGACAGTTTTTTAGTGTAAGCCTTTCACATGATAATTTATATAATTACTATAAAACTAATTTTGCGATGATGCAACATCATAAATATAGTTTAACAGAATTAGAAAATATGTTACCGTTTGAAAGGGAAATTTATTTAGGATTGTTAGAACAACATATTCGTGAGGAAAATGAAAGAGTAGAAAGAGAAAATCAAAGTTAAGGAGGCCCATCATGGCTGTACAAAAGAAACTAGAAAAAGGTTCGGCTTGGGAAAAATATGATATGGATGGCGATGGAGTCGTTACAGATGAGGAATTGGATATGGAAAGACGTATGATTGAACTTGAAGATTTAAAGTCTGATATGGAAAATGAAGATAAGAAGCAGGATGCACAACGTAACATGGCATGGTTTGCTCTTAGTGGTATGTTACTATACCCATTTGCAGTTGTAATAGCAGTCT